TTATATCCTGCGTATACATATGGAAGAGTTTACAAAAAAGGCGATGTTCTTGAAAGACACAAAGATAGATTTAGTTGTGAGATATCTACAACTATGTTTTTAGGTGGAGATGAATGGGATATATATTTAAGTCCTAATGAAAATGTAGGTAAGCCAGAACACATGGGTGGAGCAAAAGGAATTACTTCGCAGAGTAATGCCAAAGGTGTGAAAGTAGATTTAAAACCGGGAGACATGTTAGTTTATAGAGGTCAAGATTTAGAACACTGGAGAGAAAAATTTAAAGGTAATGAATGTGCACAAGTTTTTTTACATTATAATAATGTTAAAACAAAAGGTGCTAAACAAAATATGTTTGATACGCGTCCACATTTAGGATTACCAAATTGGTTTTCTAAAAAACAATGAACATATTAGCAATTCACACATCTCACGATGGGTGTATGACATATGTAAAAAATAATAAAATTGTATTTCATACTCAATTAGATAGATACAATAGATTTAAACATAGCACTTTTCCTGTAAAACCAGTGTTTGAAATAATTGAAAATTTAAAAATAGACAAAATTTTAATAACATCTTTAGCAGCTCCAACATTACCCTCAACTCCAATATGGAGAAATATGTTAGAGAAAAGTAAATTAAAAAATGTAAGCATAGTATATTCTGAAGATCGGTTTCATCATGCGTTTCATGCTTACTGCGCAATGACCTGGAATAAAAAAATTAAAAATATTTTAGTTTGTGATGGATGTGGTGCTAAATATGGAGACAGTTGGGAAAGAGAAAGTTTATTTTTTTTAAATAAAAACCTAGAACACATAACAACAGAATCAAATAAAATTGGAGATCGTTATGAAACATTTACAAAAAAACATTTTAATCATGAATTAGATTGTGGAAAAACTATGGCGTGGAGTTTGTATGACGAAAGACCTGCAAAAATACAAAATGATTTTGAGAACAGTATGGACAAACTAATACACCAATGGAATCTTAAAGGCAGTTTACATTTTACGGGAGGATGTGCACAAAATGTTTTATATAACTCTAAACTTTTAAACAAATTTAAAAGTTTATTCTGTGATCCATTTAACGGAGATTTTGGAATAAGTATAGGTGCTGCTAATTATTTTCTTAATGGTAAAATTAAAAACGATCAAATATATCTAGGTATACCACAAGACTTAAATTTAGATATTTTTTTAAAACACAAGATATGTAATGTAACTCCAGACGAAGTTGCTAAAGTTTTGATGAATGAACCTGTAGCTATCTTTCAATCAAGAAGTGAACAAGGACAAAGGGGGCTTGGAAATAGGTCATTGTTGATGAGTCCAATACATAAGAAAGCTCACGATAAAATAAATGCAATTAAAAAAAGAGAATGGTTTAGACCGTTTGCATGTTCAATATTAAAAGAACACGCTAAAGAATGGTTTGAAATGCCTATAGATGAGTCACCTCACATGATGTATGTGTTTAAGATAAAAAAACAGGGTATTCTAAAAACTGGTTTGTCTAAGAACAATGACTCCAGAATACAGACTGTCAGCAAAAAAGATAATCTACATTATTATAATTTAATTAAAGCGTTTAATAAATTAACAAATATACCTATTGTAATTAATACAAGTTTAAATCTACCAGGAGAAGTCTTGGTTGAGACCATGTACAATTTAAAAGAACTGTTTGATAAGAGTAAATTAAATTATATCTATCTACCTGAAATTGGTAAGATGATTAAGAAAAATAGTTAAAAGCGCTGTCTTTACTTTCTTTTTTAGAATAGTATATAATACTACCAAAATAATAAAAAGTATATATAGTGGGATATTATGCTACAAAAAATCGGTTTTGCCCCTGGAATCAACAAACAAATCACACCAACTGGAGCTGAAGGACAGTGGATCGATTGTGATAATGTTAGATTTAGATACGGTATACCTGAAAAAATAGGCGGTTGGAATCAATTAGGAAACGTAAATGAAAACGAATTAACTGGTGCTGGTAGGGGACTTCATCATTTTATCAATAGTCAATCAAGAAGATACGCTATAATAGGAACAAACAGGATTCTATATGCATTTTCTGGTGGTGTATTTTATGACATACATCCCATAAAATCTACAACAACGCTCACAAGTGCATTTAGCACGACTAACGGATCACCAACTGTTACAATAACTTTCTCAACTTCTCACAATATCGGTCCTAATGATATTATATTATTAGACAATTTTACTGCCATAACTGATTCTAATTTTGGTGCTTCTGATTTTGACAATAAAAAATTTATGGTAACAAGCGTACCATCAGCTACAACCTTGACAATTACAATGCCATCAAACGAGTCAGGATCTGGTGCAACAACATCGGGTGGCATAAGAGTACAACATTATTTTCCTGTTGGAACACCTGTTCAAGAAAAAGGATATGGTTGGGGTCTTGGATCTTGGGGTGGAGAAGCGTCTTCTGCTGTCACAACAACTCTTAATGGTGCTTTAGGAGATAATGAATTTGGAACAGGAGGATCAGGAACTTCTATTGTTTTAACTGATGCTACACAATTTCCAGATACAGGAACTAATTTTATAAAAGTGGGAACAGAAGAAATTTCTTACACTGGAGTAACTGGAGGAACTACTTTAACAGGAATTACAAGAGCTGTTAGAGGAACAACCAGA